TTATTTGTCCTCCTTGTGCCCTTTGTACTTTCCTGTGAATTTATCAAAATCAGCAGGATTATAATCGTCTTGAGCTTTGGCTAAGTATCTTTTAGCCACACTATCAACAATGCGACGTATCCACGCCACATTGATATGCATAGCTTGCAGATTTTCTAAAATCGAAACCAAATATTGATAACCCCAAGCAATAGTTATTAGTTGTGCAAAGTAATTTAAATCGATTGAAATAAAAAAAGGATAGATTGATAGTACCAAGTACACTGTCAAAATGTGCTTGGCAATACCATACCATCCCTTTGTACTATTAGTCATATCTGGTGTATGTTTTGCTTTTTGACCTTTAATAATACCGGTTAAAATATCTGTTAGTACTAGCCATACAAAAGCAACAATAATTGGATTATCAATCATCTCTATTGTATGGCTATATAGTTGTTCATGAAATAAAATCTCTATCATCTCCTTTAATGTGTAAAATTACGCTATTATTGACGCTATTTCCGCCCAAGAATATCCTAAAAATGTATGCACATATAGTCACTTCCTTATTTTAATTTATACGATTCATACATATCTGAAGTATCGTACTCCTTTTCTGTGAATGTACTTCCTTTATTTTCTAATTTAGTTTCATTCTTCTGATATCTATACTTTTTATCTTCCTTTTTAAAAACCAATTTAACTTTCTCTCTAACTGTTGTTGTGAAATAAATAGTAACTTTTATTTTACAAGGTATTTCATATAATATTGAATTATTATGAATATACTTATCAGAAAATTCTTTAAGTAATTCATACTTTGTATTTATTGAATAATTTTTTGTTGTGATTCTAATGGCATTGATATACTCACTTTCTTTATTTTCCACATTAAAGTATTTAAGAGCTTTTATATTATCAGAAAAAGACTTTTTGATTCCCTGTTCTTTTATCAAATTTATTCTTTTATAAAATTCATCTCTTTCCTCCGGCTGTCTAGGGTATATCATCCCTAATTTCTTCAAGTATTCGATTATATTATCGGAATTGATTATAATCCCAATATTAGAATTTGGATCAATTCTATCAATCACAATATCTTCTTTTTTATTGTCATATTGGAATACAAGCTTGACAGAAAACATTGGATTATTAGATAAATTTTTTATTACTATAACAGGTTCATCAGCATATGCTGTATGGTTTTTGCTAGAAAATATATCTTTAATTTCCGCAAGATTGCGAACACTACTTTCTTGGATAATAATATATGGTCTTTTTTGACTAAACATTAATTCTTTTTCATTTTTTATCGTTTTATTAGTTTGCCACCATACTCCTACTACAGCAAGAATAGCTCCAAGAAATCCGCCCCAAAAACCTAACCAACCATCATCAGAACCATTACCTAACTCATCAAATATCCACCAGTTCATGCCGAAATTGATAATTATCATTATTAACAGCACAATGCATATACCTGTAAGTATAATTTTAAACTTTTTCACTATTTTTTTATCCTCCAAAAATAAAATTAACTCAAAAATTATACTCTATTTTCAGAAGAAATTCTACCTCCCACCCACCGCTAAATTTAAATAATTATTTTGGATACAAAGTTGAATAAATTCTATCAGCAATTAAAACGTGTCCTTTATCGCCTGGATGTGTCTTAATTGCCTCGTATACTTTCATCTGAACATCATCAGCAAACGTAATCTTATCTCCGACGGTAGCGATAGTATCACTTCTATACAAGTCGTGTAAAGGTGCAAACATGCAACCATGACCGCTTGCAAAATCTAGCAACCAATTCTGTAATCCGCCACCATCAAACCAAACGCCAGCTATTAGAATATCAGCGGTTGGATTAGCATCTCTAACTGTGTTAATTAATTTCTCAAAATTAGCCTTAAAAGTTGTTCGTCTTAAGTCTGAATTGACGTTATCGCCAATTTGGATAATAACTAAGTCATTGTTCTTTTCAGCTTTTGAAAAATTATTGTTAATATAGTTTTGCGAATTTTCGTCGCTTTCTGATTGTTCGAAAACTGCGTCATGCAATTTGTTTACAACTACTGAACTACTATATTTAGCTTGTAATTTTTGAGTTAGTAAATAAGCCCAATCTTTAGTTGGATTTGACGCTGTTAATCCAAACGGCGCTCCATGTGATCCATCTGTAGACAAACCTAATAATAATGAATTTCCTAAAAATAGGATTTTCTTATAAGTGTTATTTTTAACTGTTAATTGCCCGTTAGCATAGATAATTCTTCCTTTGGATCCATCTGGTAAAGTTACATAAGAATTACTACTTAATGTTTTGAGTTTTGAAATATCACTGCCAAATTCATCAAGTTTAGCTATAACATTAGATAAAGTTTTCTTAAGTTTATAATTGTAGAGTAGAGAATTATTAACCCCTTCTGAAGTAGGATTATAGATTGATAAACTTCTCAATATAATTTTTCCGACTGGGTTATTACCCTCAGCACTATCAATATTTGATTGAATTAGTAGTCTGAATTTATCTGGATCTGCATGTTGGTAAATTATCAAACTTGATGCGTCAAAGGTTAGATCTTTCATTTTACCGCCACTAATGTTAGCTACTTTAAAATATTTACTTTTACCAGATGTGGTATCGACATAATTAACTTGAACCGCAATACCCTTTTGAGTAAATTCTCCGTCAACGTGAATTTGGACTCTTTCACTATTTGCTGTAAAGTAAGTGGTTGTAAAACCAGCATTATTAGCTTTTACATCAACAACTACTTCATCACCGTAATTAGTCATTGTGGCATTTCCAAACGCTCCAATTTTATTTAAAGGTAATTCAATACCTTTAACTTCACTATCAACTAAGTTATTTACATCTATTGAACTTTTAAACAAATTCAAATACTCATCAACAGTAACTAGCCCATCATCATTAGCAGATACTTTGATTTTTAAAGTTCCTCTACCATGTACAGCTACTAGAACTCTATCAGCATCTGATGGTATTGATAACATCTGCAAACTATCTGTATCTTTATTTATATCACTAACCTTGCTCCCTAAACCATTGGAGCCATTAGGATTATATTTCCAAAAGTCAATAGTTGCACTAGGTTCTAAGCTTTGAGTTACAATTTTAACATTAAAATACTTAGTGATATTTTCTAGAGAGAAAATTATTCCTCTATCAGTGTATGTTTCGCTATCGTCAATAGTAATAGATCCATCACTATTAATGGTAAAGGTAGCATTATTCCAGGCAGATATATTGCCATAATTGATGTTTGATTGAAAAACATCACTAGATTTAATTACTTTAGTCATACCTTCACTTTGATAAACTCCAAAATCTACCCATTTATTATCTTGCCAGAAATACTTGTGTCCATTATCTACAGTTACCATTACTCCATCAGCACCGTTAGGATAAGTTTCTTTTAACTTAGATAGATTATCAAAAACTTTAGTTGGTGTTGCTACAACATTCCCAATATTTTTACCTAAAACTGCATCCGCCAACTTATCAGCAAGCTGCGCCACGGGTTCACGCACATCCTTACCATATTTCTTAGTGCGAATCGCATTAGCTAATTCAGTAGGCGTATGATTATCACCTTTAAACGGTGTTTCATCTCTATATTCAACTGCCATTTATGTACCTCTTTTCTAAGTTTTTTTGATAAAAAAATAGACTTCCAAAAAGCCTATCCACCGGCAACTATACGTGCCATACTATCGTTCCTAATCCACCATGTTGGCGGATATGCATCTATATCCTGTTCCATGCATGATTGACCGGGTGCTGGCTCGTAAATCATACGCTTGTTATCCAAAGCCAACGTTATATGGTAACTAGCACCATGATTGCCATAAAAGCCCATGTCGCCAGCTTGAACTTCTGAGCGTGATATTTGGTGTCCGTATCTTTCCATGTCAACCGTATAAGCCGGTATGTTAATTCCTAAATCCTTGTAAACTTGAGATACAAACGAACTACAATCCATACCTGAATAAGGATTACCGCCTCTAGCTCCACCAGCTCCACCCCAAACATAAGGAACGCCTAAATATTTGCGTGCTGTATCTTGTAATTTCTTAGCTCCACCACTGACTTCCTTGTTAGGAACGTCTGTATAACGTGGCGAACCTGATGGGCTCCAACCATGCGTACCTGTTATTTGTGATAAGGCGTTTGGTATGTTAAAGAATGCCAGTAACTGGTCAAAACCTTTCCAAATATCCTTATGACCATTTAAAGCATAATGATTAAATGTGCCAGGCTTAAACTGCAATAGTCCGGACGCTCTACCGTCTGATAGTCCGTCATCTCCACCTAGCGCTTTCTCATTTCCGCTTGATTCAAGATTAATTTGTGCCTTAACTAAATTCACACCACTATCATCAATGTTGACGTTCATCAATCGTGCTGCATGCTTAATAACTGGTCCCCAATCACCATTTACAGGTTCAGTAGGTCCACCTGCCACAGTTTGACCGGAACCTTGTCTGACCAAAGAATCACGTTGCATCTCCTGGATTTGCTTGAGTAAGGCGTCAATTCTACGCTGATCTTTAGCACTTTGAGTTTGTAGTTCTCGAACCTTACCTTGCATTCTAAGACCTTCTAACTGGTATTCGGTTAAAGTAGATTGAGTGTTTTCGATTTTTAACGTGATGTTGTTAGGTGATGTTATATCAACTTCTTTTTCAACAACACGTAATAACTGAGATACTGCCAATTCGTTATTAACAAACTGATAGCGGTGACCTGGATAATACGTTATAACGTCAGTTTCAAATGTTTCTATTTCCCAGTTATTAACAACAATAATCTGTCTAGCAAGCCATTCTTGACCCAAACGTCTAAGTTCATTAGGATCCTTAACTTGCTCCCAAACTTGAGTTCCATATATGATCCCAAATGTTTTTTCAAGTTCATTACTTTTAACAAAGCCATCTTCAAATCTGTAGTTGTCCTTACCACTCCACAACATATATCTTTGCTTAGTTTCTGATTTATCATCAATTGTTGCACCCAAAGGTATGAGTCTAGTGACAACTTTAGTAGGATCAACAGAAACACCAGCGCTTTGCATGTTCACACCAATCTTTATTTCTGAATCAGGGTGGTCTGCCTCAGTCATCTTTGAATAACCCATAACGATTACATAGCGTTTCTCATCAGGAACTGGTCTCACTTGGATAGTAAAATATCCACCTAATCTATCAATTAATTGTTCTTTGATGGTATCCCAACAATTCTTGTAATCAAATTCATACTTGTGTTTACCACCTGCATCAGTCTCCAAGTTATTATCAATTGCACCCATATTATTACCAAATGAGATTTTTTCAGCTTTATTATCTACACCTTTAGCAGTGTTATGAAATCCTGTAATTGCTGCTAGAAATTCCTTTATCGTCAAAGGTTTGTCAAATTCAGGCATTCCCGGAAAGGCTATTGTGTCTAGTAGATATCCAATAACAGACTCAAACACTAATTCCTGAACAAATTCCCCGCTAGACGTCATCTTACGTGATACTTTGATTAATCTCCCACGAAAAACAAGCTCATTAGAATTGCCCAAGTTGTAGACATTAACATGCGTTTTAAATGGTTCCCCACGATTGTACAATCCAGATTCCTTATTGACAGTAATGGTTAAATCTTCAATTGCATTGACCTTTAAATTTAAGGTTGCACTCTGAACGTAAACATTAGCTCTAGGGTCATAGACTAGCTGACTAGGTGCGTCGTAATCTCCAGTTTTAAAAGCTACGATTTGATAACGCAACCTAAATCATCTCCTCTCTAACTGCTGATAACTCAATGACTCCATTCCCATCAAATTCAATGTCATGTTTTCCTTTAGGTACGCTTATAAACTTAGATGATCCACTGTTTATAGTCATTCCACCATACGATACAGAACCAGATACAACTTTAAGCGTCACTTCGACCATACGACTTCCAATGTTGTGATAAGTAACAGTGGTTTTACCGTTAATCTGATATCTCTTATCCATAAAAATCCAATGTGGAAAATAGACTTCATCCCACAAATCATCAAACTCATCATGGTTTCTAATCGCAAATGGATAGCAGTCAAACACTACTGTTGCAGTCAAAGTTCCATATTTTTCATCATCTTCAACTTCGATAGACTTAACTTTGCCTTTCCAATGATAGATGGTGTCATGTGTATCATATAGTTCAGTAATCGTTTGTGGCATAAGTTGCCTTTTAATCTCCTGTTCAATACTTTTACGATCAGCATAATTTCCATTCTCTCCAAAATACATTAATGTATACTTGATTTCTCTTTGCTTGAAAAAACGATCTCCATTGTACTCTGAAAAATCAAAATTACCTTGCCTGAAAGGTACATTTTCAATAACTTCCTGTTCTCCAGGTGTTGGTGCTTCTCTAGCAGTTAGAAACCAACCTTCTTTTCTACTATCAAAATTACCAAACACTATCCCTTCAAACGGTATTTGTTCAAATGGAATAGACGGATCCATCAGCATATCTCTAAAATCAAAACTATCAGCCATTAATTCCACCTCGATTGTAATTGAACTCTGTTACCTAATTGTTGGTTAGTACGATCAATTGTGCCACCCACCAAAGTATCACCATCTAAGTAAATTGAACTCTCCTTATTAGCAATCTGCCTTAATAGTGCATTATTTTGTAGTTGTAAATTAGTATCTTGCAACTTCATTGAACCTTGATAATTACCAGTAAATGTCCTTTGACCAATTGTGGCCAAACTATCTAGTCCGTTATAACTGATATTGGATGAGATATCCATTGCATCAGTTATCGCTCCAGCAATACTTTCAACCGTATCTTGGACTGTGCCAAATGTTGAATTTAAACCAGAATTTAAACCAGTCATAATAGCTTTACCAGCTGGGACTAAAAGTTTACGGTCATAACTGATAGGCCCCTTGTGTTTCTTAATCCAACTTGCAATACCACCTACAAAATTCTTAACTGCTCCCCAAGCAGCTTTTAAACCGTTAAGAAAAGAATTCATGATAGCTTGTCCATGAGAAGAAAGACTAAAATTAACTGCACCTTTAATGAAACCAGCTCCTGCATTAAACAGTCCTTTAATGACTCCCCAAACTGCTTTAATTGGAGCTGTAATCAGTTGCCAAGCTCCGATTGCTACTTCACGAATACCGTTCCAAATCTGACTTGTATCACCATTCAAAATCCCACCAAAAATATCAAAGATACCTTTAATGATGTTCCAAATTCCTTGAATAAATTGAACAATACCATTCCAAATAGAACTTGTGATTTGCATAATTCCATTCCAAGCGCCTATTACACCACTTACCAACATTCCAATAGTAAATATGATCAATGAAATTCCAGCTTGCACCAATGGAATAATAATTTGCAGAACACTTGAAACCATTTGAATTACACCAGAAATTACACCAATTAAAACAATGAGTGATCCTACTAATATTCCGCCTATTATTTGCCCAACTAAACTTAGAATTGGTAGAATTTGTTGAATAATTGGAGCTAAAGCACTAAACGCACTAGAAATAGCACTTCCCAATTGTTGGAAAACAGGCTGTAGAGTTGCCCATGCTTGTTGGAAAGCAGCTACTAGACTATTCCATGCTTGTACAATTCCATCAATAGCAGGCTTAATAATTGGATAAAAAGCATTCCACGCTTGAGTAGCAACTTTACATAAACTAGCCCATGCTTGTTTACCACTTTCTGTTTGTGTAAACCAATAAGTTAAAGCAGCACCAACAGCAATAATTGCAGTTGCAATAAGAACATAAGGATTTGCCTCAGCTACTGCATTTAATGCTTTTTGAGCTGCAGCAGCAATTTTACTATCCTGTGACATAAATCTCAAAGCACTACTAGCTGATTTAGAACCCTTTGCTATTCCAATTAAAGCCTTGCCCGTGTTAAATACATTCATGGCTGTTTTCCAAACATTAGTAGCAGTGATAATCATATTGCTTAATATTCTAAAACCATAAAATCCACCTAAAATGCCTACTGTCAATGGTCCTAACCAGTCTTTATTAGCTTTAACAAAATTAAAAAGGTATTGCAGTGACTTCAAACCTACTGTAACCATATTAGTTATATTAGGTCCAATAATTTTAAAGAAACCATTAATTGCATATTTAAGATTATCTAATTGTTGTGCAATTGATCCAAATCCTGCTTTACTAAAGCCATCATCAATAGCTGTTATCATGTTTCCTAGATTCTTTATTACCGAATTTTTTAAATTAGCAAATGACGTTCCTATACCTGCACTATTCTTTTTGGCCAAACTTGCAAAACCATTAACACCGCCATTTAACTCAATAAACTTATCATTTAATTGGTCAATAGTGATTTCTCCATTTTGTAGTGCATCATATAGGTCTGTTTCTGCTGATTTACCAGTAAAGCCAAATGAATTGGCTACTTTACGTAATGCAGTAGGCATTGTTTCCATCAACGTTCTCCAACTTGCCATATCAACTTTTCCAGTTGACAACATTTGTGTATACTGCATTAGCCCCCGACTCGCATCACCAGCACTTGCACCACTGGCCAAGAATGCATTATTAAGTGCTAAAGCAGACTTAGCAGCTTTTTGAGAACTTCCGACAAGAGGAGCTAACTGTTGAGCACTTGATGTAATTTCATCTAATGAAGTTGGCAATCCATCAATACCGTTACTTAATAATTTAGTTGATTTAGAAACGTCACTCATTGAATATCCCAATGCGTTCATAACAACAGGATACTTATTCAAAGTATCAAAACGACTAATCGCACCACCTAGAGAATTTGTAACAACACTCATAGCTTTAGATGCTAATGTAGACGCTACTCCAAAAGCAGCACTATTCTTCAAAATTCCAGACCCCATTGTATTAGAACTCTGCGTTGCCTGTTGCATACTAGCTTGTGCTTGTTTAAAGCCATTGGAAAAACCATTATCATAAACTGATAAAATTGCCTCAACGCTATAACTTTCAGTCATCTAGTCTCCTCCTTTCTTCATCTGATTAAATTCTCTAATTCTCTGAGCAATAGTTTGTTTAATAGCCGTATCTTGGGACGTTTTGCTCCTTGGCTTATAATCACGTTCAAATTGACTTCTGACATCATCAATAACTTTTTCAGTGTCAAAAAATGATTTAAAAGTGGTAAACATAGGTGTAGGATTTTTAATTGATCCTTTAGTGGCTTGAACTGCTTGATTAAGAAATGCTTGTAAGTGTAATTCTTCAACACGCTTAACTTGCTGTAATTGATATGCTTCACTTTTTAGGTTGTACTCGCTTAGAGTCATTGCATAGAACTCTTTACGATTTTTAATACCTAAATATGCATAACTAAACAATTCCATCTCCCAAAACTGTTCATCAACAGTTAGGCTTGTGCTTTCTTGATTGCTTTTTCTACCTTGTTGAAAGGGACACGAGTCATAACTCCATGCTTAATAGCGTCTGTGAGTTTGTCAGCAAATTCATCTAATGCTTTGCCTTCTTCGTCTTCCACTGCTAAATCTTCAATATATTTATCAACTAGCTTTCGTGTTAGTTTCTCATTAGCACATAGTACGTAGTCAGCTAAAATAGCAAAATCATGAGACATAACACCTGGCATTGTCTTTTCAACAGCACTACCAATATTAACTTGGTTGTAAACTAGCCCTTGTTGTTCGTTCAAACGTCTGATAAAAGCTAAATCGAACTTCAATTCATATTCTTTGTTCTTGATCGTAATAAACATTATTTTTCACTCCCTAATTTTGGCATTTCTGTTGCTTGAGCAGCTTTCCCACTACCAGTAGTATCACCTTCAGTAACTGGTTTTAATCCCTTGAATACAAACTCAACCAATTCTTCCATACCACCAGGTAATTCAGTATAACCACGAGCTACTTTACTCTTTGGAGTTAGTGTAAATTCTCGTGTAGCAACATCATCAGCATCACTTGATTGTGAATCTTCAGTAACTTCTACAATCATATAGTAGGCATAGTATTTGTTTTCTTCATCTTTTTTATCCAAAAATACATGCCAATATTCTAGTTCTTCACGGTTGAAAATCGAATCTTCCATAACTTTAATAATCGCACTATCGCTATCATTTAAAGTCACTTTAGGTTCAACTGTTAAATTACCAATTGTTGCTACATCACCATCTTTTGTAGTTTTGGTATCAGTGTCTCTTTGTAAATCAAAATCTGCACCAGTTACTAAAGGCAATGGATAAGCAGTATGTGTTGCTTGAGCACTCTTCTTACGTACAAAATCCAAAATTCTTTTACCTTGAATTGCTTCTGCCATATTCTTTTCCTCCTAAATTAATATCTATGGAAAGTAAGCGTTAAATTACACCGCTGAAAAACAGTGTTAGGAACGCTTGTATCTATCATCATTCTTTTCTCTTGTTCGTTAAAAAATGCATGAAATTTAAAGTTTTTTGATACTAAAAAACCTTGGCACTGCTCCAATAAAGCATTACCAAGGTTTGAAACTTTAACCCTTTGTTCTTTTGTTCCCCAAATATCAACGGTCAATGAATATCGACCGCCCACACTGGTTTTAGTTTGTGATCCTATAAAATCAAGATTACCAACATGAATAAAAGGATAATTGACTGTTTCATCTTCTGGTGGTAAATAATCAAACGTATCATCCGTTAATTCCATGCATTTACGATAAATTAAATCATATAATTCTTGTTCTGCATTCATTACTTCACCAAATTATTCAAATCATTCTTGAAATTAACTTTCGTTCTGTCAAAAGCTGGTTTAATAGCAGGTTCTGCTTGCATAAACCTTGTCCCATATTCTGTAAATCCAATATGATCAGAATTAGTTGTCTGTTTAGCAGTCATGCCATTATCAACGATTTCAATATTAGTACTCTTTTGGTTGTTACCTTTAGAATACCCCTTAACATATACGCCACCAGTTGATTGCATAAAAGTTTTAGTCAAATCTGACAATTGAGCACCATTTTTCTTAACCACATTTTTCACAGCACTCATTTGTGCTTTCTTTTGTAAAACTTTCGCTAATTCTTTATCACCACGCCATGTTATACGACTAGCCATGATATTCACCTACAATCATAGAATGACCCTTGAGAGCATTAGTTGCAGTTACTTGTCTGTACTTTTTACCCCCAATCTTGCAATAAGACCAATTTGTACCAACAGGAACCATTAAACGAATTACCTTTCGACTAGTGTCGACATCTCCAAACAATTGAACACTTCTATTTGTGCCTAAATCAGTTACATTTGCCATACGACTAGTAACTAATTCAGTCCCTGTAGAATAACCCTGTTCTGGTATATATCGTTTCTTACCTTCTGAAATAAAATCTACTAAAGTATCAAATCTCATGACAATCCTCCTTACTAAAAGGATTGATAAACTTAGCATGAGGTTTAGCTTGTTCAGCGTTATTAAGCTTCTTCCAATCTTCAATATCTGCTAAGAAATCATCAAAATCATCTGACTTAAATGTGATAGATTCCCCTTCTTGAGAATAACTAGCCATTCCTTCATTTTTCAGTCGGTTATATCTACGCACACAGACTTCAAGCACAATATAATCTAGTTCTTGTGGAAATTCCTTTCCAGCATTCAAACCTAGCTTAAATCTCAAAGCTTTAGTTGTGTTTTTGATGATTAGGTTTAGTAATCCATCCTGGTCTGTTGTGTTTAACTGGAGCATAGTTTTTAAATCTTGTAATTCGATTACACTATCCACTAGCTCCACCTCCTATTAAGCACCACCTGCAACAGTAGCTGTTTGATTTGCTGGAATATCAGCAGACAATCCTACAAATAAACCGTCTTCCATTGACTTTCTGATGAAAATATCATGGTAAAGACGGTTTTGGTATAGATATACGTCGCCTTGAGAGTGTTCCCCTGGTGCAAACATAAATACAGCATTTTCCTTAACTACAGGAATTACTGCTTGCTTAACAACAAATAAATAATTAATATCAACTGCATTAGATTGTGGCTTAGCACCTTCAGTTAAGTTGTATGAAGTTTTTAAGCGGTCAGAATCTTGTACTTCAATAAGTTTAACTCCATCAATATCAGTTACTCGTGATTCTAGTGATGTTTGGCCAACATTTTGGTTAGTGATGTTGCGAGTAAATTCTGTTGAACGTTCTAATAAATCTAAAGTTGCAGAAGATACAAAACCAACAATATTAGCTGAACCATATTTACGGAGTGGTAAAATTGCAGCTTTAAGCTTAGAGTACACGTTAGATGTTGTTAATTTAGTCTTGTCAGTATTTCCTTTCTTGTTAGCAGCTTGAGCCATTACTGCAAAACGGTAACTGTCAACTTCTGGTTGAACTTCATCTTCAATAAATACACGAGAAACATTAGCCATAGATAATTCTTGGTTAGTTTCATCAACATCTTGACGGTCTACAGAAAATTCAATATCACGATCTTGTGTCATTGTGTAAACCGTCTTACTGTCTGTAATTTCACCAGAATTCCATCCCTTACCACGAGAATGTGGTTTAAATCCAGAAACAGTAATATCACGTAAAGTAAATGATTTACCACCATTCATAAAAGAAACATCTGGTGTTCCTAAAACAGTAGTAACTAACCCTTGGTTGATTTTATGGTCAAGGGTTGCACCCATATTATCTTTTGTCACATAGTTAAATGTAGCCATAGTTTATCCTCCTATTGTTTAAGTCCTAGTGCATTAGCAAAATCATCTTTAGCACTTTGTTTAGTTTGTCGTTTAGGTGTTTTACCAGTCAATAATTCAGAACGAATTTGATTAGCAATTTGTTCTCCGAATGAAACTAAAGCATTAACATTAGCGTAAGTCTTTTGATTATCAGAACTTACAACCATGTTTAAAACGTCTGCTGATACATCTAAGCCTTGTTCTTTTAAAACGTCGCTTGTTTCACTTAAAGCTTTAGTGCGAGCTAATTCAGCACGCAAGCTTGCAAGTTCTTTGTCTTTGGCATCTTGTTCTTTTTTAGCCTTATCTTCTTCAGATAACTTTTTAACCGTCTTTTTGCCTGACTTATATGCTTCAAGCTCAGCTTTGGTATTAGCTAGTTCCTCTTCCAAGTCGTGCTTATCACCAGTTAATTTTCCTAAACGTTTTTGAAGTTTTTCGACTGTTTTAGCAGCTTTATCTTCCTCGACTTTGCCGGCATTGTCTTGGTTTTCTACTTCTTCATTAGTCTTTTCAACTTCTACATCTTGATTTTCGTTATCCATTACGAAAACTCCTTTCTCGCATTTAATAAAGCCTTGGGAGGCTACTCAGTTGTTCTTTAACGCCTGCAAACAGGAAAAAGGCAAAATACTAATTCAATTCTTTCAACCGATTAATATTTTCGATAGGTATTATATTTACTTGACCGGATTCATTGGTAAATTTTAGAAATTTATTAATGATAAAACTTACGTAATGCTTTCTGTCAATCTCAACTATTTCAGTAATAAATTCTCCTTGATTGTTATTAACTCCACACCAATAGACAAGTTCAAACACAATCCATACCTCCTAATTTTATGTATAAAAAAAGCACTCACAACGTGAATGCTTTAAAATATAATTCTTTTCCAATTTTCTGGTGATAATGTCGGTAATTTTTTACCTGTTTTGATAGCATTATTAATCTCTTCTATATCCCACTTGATATCTTCAACATTTGGATGAACTGGATCATTATGCCATATTCGACGATTTAGACTACCCTTTCCAAATTTCTTTTCATATTCTTTATGCACAACGGTAAGTTCTTTAATAAGTTTCATCAGTTCTACGTCTTCATATATCATAGTAATCATCCTTTTAATAATATTCCTAAAATCAAATTCAAGTACTCTTCGTCATCTTCTATCCTGGCTCTATGTGCTTGACCGTTATTATCGACATACTTTAATTGTCCCATTTTAACAGGTTCAAAAATTGATTCTAGTCCCATTGATAGAACTTCTGTTGCATCATCATATACTTTACCAATGTAAGGTGAAATGAAATTATCTTTCAATGTAACTTCGCTTTCATCATAATCTGGAGCTTTTAGTATATCTCTTAACATTTCTGGCTGTTCACCTTTGGTTCTATTCGCTACAAATTCTTTTGAAATTCTAAGTGTATCTTTATTATGTTCCTCTACAAAATGACCTATCTCATGCCATGCTGTAGTTTCTCTTTTCCCAGTAGAATAAATTGAATTATATTTACCATTATGTAAATCTTCTCCAAATTTTTTATATTGATCCATAGTTACACCCTCACGTAACCTGTTACCTTTAACAAGCCATGTCGGCATTTTAGTATTTCCCTTTTGAGTAGCATACCATCTTACATAAAAACCACGATCTTCAGCCTTACCAGCAAGCATATATTCATTATCAAGATATTCAGACCATTCTTTGGGATAATGGCTAAATGCTTGTTTTAAATCATTCTTTATTTGCCTATTTGAACCTTTAGCCCAACTTTTTTCTGGTATATCTTCCCCAACATCACGGTATTTAGAGAGTGCATTTGAAATATAACTCTTATTTCCAAGATTATCTTGAATATTATACTCCTTGTTGAATGCATTCCCTAATTCTATTATATCATCTGCCTTAGCCGTCTTGATATTTAAACTATTAAATAATCTATTAAGTTTAGCTGTATTATTCTCTTGTACCTTTTTGATTCTTCCCAATTCTTCTGATTGTTCATTATAGTTAGGTGTTTCATAAAGATTATTCTTCTCATCCACCCAATAAGCACCAACCGCACATCTGCAATTAGGATGTACTGGAATTGTGGGAACATCTTTAACCTTATAAATTCCCTTACCCCAACCATTATCTTGATTACCTATCAAGGCACAATCATGACAAGCACTTGGCTCTTTATACCACTTGCAAAAATCATATCCATTACGTTTCAAACTATTCATTGTAATTTCAGTTTGAACTCGTGTAGCTTCTGTTCTAGCAATTCGTTGTGTTGCATAAGTTACGTTCTGAACATCTTTAGAAACTTGAGTTTTCAAGCGTCTAGCCATCTCATCATAACTTTGACCTGTTGTAATACCAGTCATGATAGTTTGACTAAGTTTAGCTTGTAATACGTCCATGTTAGTCCATATTCTTTGGCTAAAATTATTTGATTTAGTCTTAGCCAGAATTATATTACCAATAGCTAAAGTGTCTATATGATCGTTATTTTCACCTAAAATACCAGCTTGACGTTTCTGCTCTTCGGTAGCATCCTTGAATAATTTATCCCTTAATTCACTATCAACTTGCAAGCCAGCAGTAATCATATCCAAACCAATACCTGCTTTTAAATATTCAAGCCTATTAATTCTCATTGTCGCATTATATAACCTCAAACGATCATTAACTTCTTGAGACCAATCTGCTAATTTAGGACTTTTACCTTGCTTTCGCATCTTATCAGCTTGAGCAACTACTCTTTTAGCTTCAGCTTCAAATTGCTTAATGTCAGTTTGAGAAACTTTAGCTCGCATATCAGCAATAGAAATTCCATTCTCATTGGCTAGTTTGCTTAATTCTGAATCAATTCTTTTATTGATATCAGCTAACAAACTATCATATTGAGCTTGAATGACTTTATTGTACTGTTCATCTGATGCTAAATTTTTATCAATATATGCTTGCTGTTGTTTCTCTCTATTTAACCAATACTGTTCATTTTGCCTATTCTTCGGAATTTTCTTCGTCATTATCTACACCAGCTTTCAGATAATCAGGTAAAGCTTGATTCATAGCTTTCTTCATAGAATTAGATTGTTCATCTTCTTTACGTTCTAATTCAGCTTGTGGATCGTCTATACCTGGAATCATTGCAAGTGCTGTTTGCTGACTTAGTAAGCTAGATGCTTGAACAGCAGTACTTACTGCATCCGCCATATTCTGTGGCATATTCCTGGTGTAAGTAAATCTTAAATCTAACCAACTATTCTTATTGATTGATCTAACAATCTGGCCACCATCTGCAGACTCAAAAAGAACCTTAAACATTCGTCTAAGGCTCTTAATAAATTTTCTTTCTTGAAATGCTGCCATGTTCTGCATTGGCAACAGTTTAAATTGTAAAGCTACACCACTTGAATTCCCACTAAATGCACTATCTTGCAGATTAGGAATCATACTAGTGTAGTAAATCAAATCAATTAGGCGGTTAATTAAATTCTCTTGCATCCCATCAGCGTCAGGCTTACCAATGAATTCTACTTTTGCATTGGTAGCGTCAGCGTCTGGACTGTAAATAAATCTTTGTTCACGGTCAATGTGTATTCTTCCGTTCTCATCTTCAAGATTTAACCCCAAAGCTAGTAGATAAGCATTGTCAAAATAATCAACCTGATCAGCTTTCTTACTCAAAGCTTTATCTAGTGCTTCAATCAAAGTTTTAACACCATCAAAAATTCCTTGACGTTCTTCATTACTGTAAAACTCAACTGCTGGGACTTCATGCCAGACATAATTAACTGGTTCTTCTAACTTATCATCTTTAAAGTCAACACTAAAGCCAGCATAATATATTGTACCTGTGACATGATTCAAATAATCTCTGCTGTAACGTACAAAAGCTAACGGTTCACTTTTAATTGTATCGTCATAAATCATAAACCCTTCATCTGGTTCAACGTGTGCTATTTTAGGTTTCGAATCTTCCCCTTGATAAGCTAATAGATAGGATCTTCCATAAATTCCAACCGCTTTAACTATCTCTGAATGTTCATCTGCAAATTCAGAATCATTCAACCAAGTTTGTAAACTGTCATTATCAGTTTCATCTTCTAATTGAACAGTTGGAGCATTACCACCAAAATATCCAGCATACTCATCTACTAACAAACGCGGCATTGGAACAACTAATTTATTATTTTCAGACCACGCTTTTAATGGTGCTCTTAAAATTGGATGATTGCTTACATACATATCGTAATTAGGTTCATACTTTCTACGATACAATTCGTCTTGATATTGAATAAAGCCATACAGATCTTCAACATTTAATGTTTCACCTTTTGGAAAAATAAAGACATCACCTTTAACTACTTGGCCACGTCCTATTGTTATTTTATTTATGATAATAACCACCTCCTAAAATAATGTATTCTTCATAATTCTAGCTTTAGGTGTGCCCTGACCATTAATAGGTTCTAAAGCATACCTAATTGCATCAATAACGTGATTGTAACTATCCACCGGTTTATTGATGTATTCATTAGTTTTTCTATCTTTCTGGTAAGTATAATTGTCTAATTCTTCAATCAACTTAACGCACCTATCATCAACTACAATATGATATTGTTGCATGAATGAAATTCCTTGGATAACAGAATCAGGACCTTTTTTAGCAGGTCTAATTCTTAAAATACCATTGCGCTTTAATTCTGCTATTGATTTTTGTTCAGCTGCATCAGCTATAATAACTTCTTTAGAATACCCTAGCTGTTTAATGACTTTTGCTATCTCATCATTTAGCAAACCTTTCTTAGTGTATTCTTCAATACAGTAAATTATCTTAGCTTTCTCATCTACTTTTACATGAATAAAAGCAGAAGGGTCATTTACAAAACCAAAATCCAAGCCAAAATAACTAGGCAATCGTTTCAAGTCTTCAACATGTAATCGACGCTTATCATAAACAGGAAAAACCAACTTATCCAAGGTGGCAAACTCTCCTAGAGTGTATATCTTGTAATAAGCTGGGTTAGTGTTTTTTAAGTTTTCGATTGTTTGGATATTATGCTCGTCTAAAAAACGATTATCCTTGTAGGTTGATTGATGAATAACTGTTCGTTCATCATCACTACTAGCAGTTCTGGCAGGGTCAAACCACTTCTGATAAGTCCAATTAAGCTTGGATACTGGATTAAACATACAATAGATTTGTCTATATCTATGTCTCTTATCACGTAAACGCAAAGTAAGCTGAGTGAAATCATCTAAAGTAAACTCACTAGCTTCTTCCATGACCACATCAGACAAGCCTGTGATGGATTTAATACGTTCCGGGTCCTGCATACCTTTGAACAGAAATTGAGCTCCATTTGGTAGCGTGATTGTATGATTAGATTGATTAATCTTACACAAATCTAACAACCGCCAACGCTCTAAGCAGTTCTTTACGTCACTGAAAATCGAATCAGCAACAGTTCTATCAACCTTACGTAAAAACAAAATCTTTCGTGGATGTTTCCATTGCTTTAGTGCTTTAAGAACTACTTTTTGAACTACACCATACGATTTACCAGAACTAGCTCCACCGTACCAAACTTCTATGAACTTAGAATAATCTTCTAAGCTATCATAGATTTGTTTATTGAAAACTTTGCTAGGCTTAGGAAAATTAAGCTTAATCATCTGCATCCCAATCACCTACCCCAACATTGATTTCTAGACCACCTGTGACTTCTTTTTTATCAGTCCAAGCACCATAACGTTTACCAATCAATTCCATAGCCCTGATTTGATCACTATTCTTAGTTTTTGTTAGAACAACTTCACCCTTATTGGTTACTTGCTCTTCTTTAATCTCACCATATGCCATTTTAGTAAGTCGTTCCATAACTTGTTGCATTGTCATTACCTTGCTAGCACGTATTTCATTCATTCGTCGTTCTAGTTCGGCTTTGACCTTAGCATTTCTTAGCATTTTACTAGCGTTAGTAGCAGCAACACTTTCAGAAACTTTATAACCTGCTTTTAAATAGGATTGAGTAGCATTACCTGAAATAATGTACTCATCCACAAATCTCTGCTGCTTTTGCGTCAATTTCTTCATACTACTCATCTCCTTTCAAAGCAAAATAAAAAGCCAGCCTGGCTAGACTGACTAATTATTTGATTGACTATATTTATGTAAAACTTCTAAAGCTGCAGGTTGCAATATAAATAAAAACTCTGGATCATTAATATCTTCAACTTCACTTTCTCTAACAACAACTCGGTTTCCTAACTGGCAAATTACTTTCTTACCAACAAGTTCTATTATGTTTGTGTCGTTTTGTCTAAAGTATCCTTGATGATATTTATTTTTGTAAAGTTCATTTACAATTTTCAGTTTTCTTCCTGTCAAACTCAAGATATACTCTTCGTAATTCTTTTCTTTCATATGATGATCGTATTTTTTCTTTAAGAAACTACAAAAATCAAAAAATAAAGTCGCAATAAAAGCAATAGTTACTAACACGACCAACCACGTAAATTTATCATAGAACCATACCATTTTTAAATAATTAGCAAAAGGCCTTAAACATAAGACTATAATTCCAAAAAATACTATTTCAACCCTTTGTCTCATATTAGATTTCAAAGCCTCCAAAAAATATTTTATATTTTCAATCATTAAATTTCACCTCAATAAATATAATACAAAAGCCTAGCCATAAAGACTAGACTTCCTGAAGTGAAATTTAATTTAACAACTAAAGTACGCATTAGTAAGTTTTAACTCTCATGGTCTATAAAGCGACTAACCTAACTTACCTTTGCTACAATACCATAATAGCACGGAAAGTTACCCCTTGTGGTTCGTTACTCATCCCTTTGTTTTCCGATTTTTAACATACCTTATTAAACATAAATATGTAAATCAGGACAATTAACCTTCATCTCTAAACCATCAGCAAATTCATTTAATGCCACTTTTCTTATCTGATAATATCTAGTTTTTTCAAAATGTAGTCTCATCATTGCCTCAACTGCTGATATTTTCCCTAGTGTATTATCTAGTACTACTTTCAACTCTACTGATCCTTTATCGTATGTATCTGCAACTCCATCAACTATTGATTTAGCATACAAATATTTCACTAGCTTTTCTTCATTGCTGTTTCCTATACTTCCACCAGGCATACCACTTAAACTTGGACTTTGTATAAACTCTGGACTTGCCTGTTGATATATCTTGTATAGTCTTGGATAGTAACGTTTATCAGTTAGAAACCTTGCCACATTATCAGCTGTTTTATCATAGTCAATGTTTTTCATTCCGGGTATCATTAATTCTTCCAAGCTAAGCACTCTCCCTGTGGTATAATTATTTTAGTTGATATTAGATGCACGTTTCCAAGGGAGCGTGCTTTTTTATTAGTTATAGCTTCTAACCATATCGACCAATTGCTGTTCTCTACCTTTCCATTGACGCTTGGTTTTTCGATAATCAAAATGACCTGGATACTTATTATTGGGTTTTGTTTCCTCTAGTCCTAATTCACGTTTTCTAACTATCCAAGTTAAATTTGTATTCACATCTAGAATTGATGCTGTATTCTCATAAACTTTAATAATCTCTACTTCTTTATGATTATTTCCAAAAATATCCTTAACGTTAAAATATACTTTTCCTATAGTGTTCTCCTAAAAATTATCATCATGAATGTTAGCTATCATAGATACATTAACTTGTGTCTCAGCTTCCATATAATTTTTAGCTCTGACAATCATGTTATGCAGTTTATTGTTAATAAAATATTCAACTAAATATAATTTCATCTAATCAATCCTTTCTCATATTTATAGCTAGCTAAAGCCTTGCTACGCCCTCAGAACGTATGACCATCTCAAATCATGTGGATGCAAGGCGGTGTTACAAGGTGTAGAAAGTGAAAATATATTATATGCGAATGAAGTCATTTCACGTCCTTTCAAATTTTATTTTTCCTTGTAACATACACCCTAGCTTACTCTCAAAAATAAGTGATCATCTCAAATCGTGTGAATCTAGGGTAGTGTTACAGTCACACACGAAGAATATAATGCACGGAGGATTTTACTCCCTTCAAATTTATTTGTAACTGTAACGGTGTATTTAAAAGAAAGTCTGGTTTCGGTAGTAAATCCGCTAAGTTGCTACGTATGAAACAATGTGTATTTAAAGGGAGTGAATTCACCTACCTTTTCTAAAATTTTTATTTGTAGCTCCCTTGCATCTTTACCACCTATGACTTAGCATCCTGCGACAGATACTAAGCCTGACTCGATTTTTAAAATCGTGGCAAATCAATCTAACTCGATTCTGCTTATATGTTTCATAACAATACTTAAAATCTTTCCAATTTCTCTAAAATCTTCAAATTTAATATAATCTTCATCTTCAATTTCCCAGTTATTTTCATAGTATCTTTCAATAGATATAGTTTGTTGTTTGTAGTAAATTCTCACTACATCTAAAATTGTTTCATCAAACAATTTATCGTCATCATAACGGTCTTTACGATCAATAGCATCAATTCTCAGATCCCGACCGTAAATATCTGGGTATTTTCTGTTTAATTCTGTATACATATTTATAATATTTCCATTCATCTCATATACCTCATTTCAGACCATTCTTACACTGCGAAACCTAATTACTCTCAATCAATTCAATTGCATCTTCAACACTTCTGCAGACGCCATATAACACAGGTTTATCTTCAATGAATTTCTGGAACTTAATCTGATCTTCTCTAAGCTTTCCAGTTTCATTTTTAACTTCTATCAGAATCATCTTTCCATCACTGTGCCTAAATCCTGTGATATCTGGCCAACCTTTAGGTGCTAATTTAATTACTGTCCCAAATTTTGTTTGTACAGTTCCAGCGTTGCTTCTAAACACCGTGCATCCGTGCCTAGTAACTGCAACCATAATGTCATTTTGAATTTTTTGTTCTAAAGTCAATCGTAAAATCCTTTCTAGTGTAGTCACTAAAATCTAGCCGTAGTCACTACTTCATTTTTCAGTGACCACTCCTAAAGCCTATTAAATCAAGGCTTATTTTTAGCGTAGTCACTACGTAGCCACTTAAAAAAGTCTTATAAACGTTGATATGACAATGTTTATAGCCATTTTTAACCGTAGTCACTAACTTTAAACTTTTTGAAAAAACATCTAGGATATTTTTCCAGTCCTCCCACCCCTTACCCTATATATTTATATACTTTATATACAAAATATATGTATTAGTGACTACGGTAGTAGTATATCCTTGATATATCAACGTTTTAGCGTAGTCACTAACTTCAATTTTAGTGACTACATAGTGACTACAGTGACTACACTTTGGAATATCCTCGTTTAGGAACTCCATTAATTCGTTTTTTAGCCGGCTCCCATTCTCTATGATTATCCATAATGTATTTAATCTTTTTGGCCAATTTCCGATTCTTAATCAGATTCTCTTCTCCAAGTTCTTTAGCAATCTGAGATGAAGTTATAAATGTTCCTGGCCACCCTGCTAATACTTCTTCTATTTGAGTTTCTGCTTCATCAATGTACATGAACGACTTTCTGTTTTCTTCAAGTAGTTCATTTTCTTCGTCTGATAACATAAAGTTAAAGCCTTCTTTGTAATAGTGGACACATTCACCCCAGAATTGCTTAATGATCTCTGGTGTTAAATCTGTGATAGGACTTTTAATCTGTCTGCGTTTGTTGGCCATGTTTGGCATGAATCTACGTTCACCAGTTTTATCCTTTAAGTACGTTGATTCATTTGTTGTTCTAGCAATAACAAAATTCTTAGGTCTTCTGACTGCATTCCTGCCATAAGGTGGTCTATATTCCAATTCTTCAGATGAAATGAATTTCTTTAAAGTTTCAAAATCTGAATTGTTAGTAGCTGTCATTTCATCATCATTGACAATTAAGGCTCTTTGCATGTTCATATAACTATCTTTGTCCTTAAAGTCTGTGAATTGGTCTGTATACCAACCATTTGAGATTTTCTTAAAAAAGTGGTCTTACCTACACCTTGGCCACCAACTAAATCCAACACATAATCGAACTTAGAGTTAGGATTAAAAACTTTGGCTACTGCTCCAACGAAAAATATCTTGGTTTGTAGTGTTGTTACTTCACTGATTTCAACACCTAAAAATTCTGGTAGCAATAACGCTACACGTTGTTCTCCGTCCCATTCTTTTTCAGCTTCTTCTAGATACTTTTTGACAGGATTATATGAATTGCTTTGAGCGTCGTTACTAACTGCCATATGCAGTAGTCTTTCAGTAAACAAAACTCCATACTTATCTTCAATGTATCTAAGAATGCTTGAAATATAGTTATCCTCAACATATCCACATTTTATGTGTAACTGTGGAATACTTTTTATAACTTCATCAGCAAACGAAAATTCGTTATATGCAAATGTTCCTTTGAGAATATCATCTTGCTCTAAAATCAATCCGATATTACGTAAAGAATTAGCTTTGATAGTACCGTTTTGAGTCATTGTGAATGGAATTGGCATCTTTACAACGTTTGTTGATTCTTGGTTTTCTGCTTTTTTGATTGCATCATCAACACTCATTTTTTATCCGCCTCCATTCTGCATTTCTCTATTTAGGATTGATTCAAACGTCCTATCTAATTCCTTTTGTGGTAAAGGATCATTTGAATTTTCGTTTGCTATGTTCACTAATTTATAAGCTAAACGTGGTTTAACTGATCTAAAAAATAACGCTCCACATAAAGCAGCCAAAGCTTTATTTCTTTGACCTTGATCACCTAGACCACTTGCTATTGTTTCTAATACGTCAGTAGTTGAATTACGTTCTCTAGTTAGATTCAAGTCTTCACTAACTCTATTAGGATGACCTTTAGTAGCTCTCGACTGATTGATTGTTCTAATCAAATCTAGTGGAGCTTTGACAATTGGATTTTTATTCTCCCAAGAGTATCCTTCACTAGGTGCAACTACCACATAATTATTAGGATGTGCTTTTATGTCGATTCCAGGTTGCCAGCCTATCATTTGATGTAGTGTCATTTCATCTCTTTTAAGATAAAATAACTGCTTGCCACCATGTTTGGTGGTTTGAGATAGTGTTTCTGGAAACCATTCCTTAGATAATTGGTCAAAAGAATTAAAACCATCTGCCCCATTCTCGTGTCTATCAATATCCACTACAAAGAATTTATCAGTTTTTAAAGCTATGCTTGCAGTTGGATATTTTTTCCACAATTTCTTGATTTCATCTGCTGTTAAAGCTGGTCTATCAGCAAATTTAATCAATGGCTTTTTATTTAAAAGTGGTAGTACACTCATTCCTTTAGCTTGATATGCCAGTGCTACATTTACTAAATTCTTCATAGCAAATCCTTTCTAACGGGCATCTCACCCGTTCGGTAGTCTAGAGTTACTGCTCTAATTAGTCTTTAGAACGGAACGTCGTCATCATCAACAATAATTTCATCTGGCTCTTCTGCTTCATCAAAATCATAATTACGATATGGATATTGTGGGTTCTTCTTGTTTTCACTGACTGTTAAATGCATTAAAACAGTTCTACCTTCAGCTAAAGCCAATGCATTAGCCAAAGTTTCAATATCTTCCCAATCTTCATCTTGAAGTTCGATTCCTGAGTTAGATGCTAATTTAGCAATCAATTTGATGTTACGTCCAAGCATTGGATTAGGATTACCTTTAGCAGTAGTTTCATCTAAACTCAAATTAACAAATTCTTTTTGGCCAGCATGTTCGCCATCTAAAACTTGAACTCTGATTGATAATTGTTCAGAACCCCATGGAGTATCTTGGTTCTTGATATTATCAATCATTACGACATAATCTCCTGAAGGTAGTCCTTCAAAACTATTTACATTACCTTTCTTTGTGTCAAATCCTTCTAAAGCCTTTGCTGCTGCGTCTCTTAATCCCATTATTCTTTACCTTCCTTTACTTCTTTTTCTGTTTCGATTTTGTCTACAATTTTCTTTTGTTCTTTCATTGGAGTTTTAACAGGCTTGTCAAATACTCCTACAACGTTATCCAGGATCCTTAAAATATCCTTGTCATCAATTTCTTCACGTACGTAATGTGTACGTCTATCAGTAACTCGTCTGATGTAGTTTTTTCCTCTGCGTTTAGTTTGGATAACTAAATCACAGTTACCATTAACAATGTTGTAGTACTTAGTTTTAAGACTAGGTACTTCAACATCACTGTCTCCTTCTTTGGCAACTCTTGAGATATAAACAACATTCATAGGTAGTGATTTTAGTTCTACTACAAAGCTTTGTAGTACACTGTTAAATGCTGAATAACCTTTTCCGTATGGAATATCAGCTAAACTTTGAACATCATTTTCATAACAAATTGCCTGTTCAATCATGACTGTTAAATCATCAATAACATCAATTACAATTGTCTTATAACCAGGATTCCTAGTTTTAAGTTCCAAAATAATCTCATCTAATTGATCAATTACTGAACGTTTGAGTTTTCCTTGAGCATCTCTAACGTTTGATAATTGAATATCTTGAGCTGGGATCATTTCTGAGTTACCGTCAGTATTTAAAAATAGTGGTACTGGAAATCTTTCAGCCAGGTAAGATTTACCTGACATGGTATCTCCGAAAATGAAGAAGTTTCTAGGAATTCTTCTAACCTTTTTCTGTCTATTAAGTGGTGGTAAAATCGACACTTTAATCATTCCTTTCATCTGATAAAGCCACGTTGCTTAGCATAAAAGTAAGCCCAACCTGGCTTGTAACCTTTTAATTCTGCATAAGCCTTAACTTCAGCGTAATTCTTTAAGTCTGAAGGTTTCTTGTCTACTACGTTATTAGCGACTTTATCATTTATGATCTTTTTAAATATTTCTTTCCTACGTGCTACAACCTTTTTCAATTCTGCTTTATCAACTACTTCAATTTCTCTTTCTTCAACTAAATCAGCCCCACAAAACGGACATTTATTACCGTTCCTGTAGAATGCTGCAAAACAACTAGGACACGTTGATACTGGTTGAATCTTAGGTCTATTACTTTCTTTTTGTTTCTTAGCTCCTTCCAAGCTCCAGTATCTATCTTGAGTAGGTAAACCAAAGCGTTGAACATTTCCAACTTGATCAATGATAATTGCAGTTTTGCCTGCTCTTGGATTCATTGACCGCATTGCAAATTGCAGATACAAGGATAATGATTTGGTAGGTCTCAGCATGATTACACAGTCAACATTTGGTAAATCTAACCCTTCAGTAAATAGTTCAGCATTCGTAACTATCCTTACCTTTCCGGCTCGATAGTCTTTGATGATTTGGTCTCGTTCTGCTTTAGGAGTAGTACCAGATACGGCTTTGGCCAAGATCCCTTTTTGACAGAATTGTTTAGCTAATCTCTCAGCTGATTCAACATTGTAAGTGTAGGCTATTGCCTGCTTACCATTGGCCAACTTAAGATACTGGTCAACTGTTCGACCATAAATCTTAGGTTTAAAGGCATCTTTAATTGATTGTTCATCATAATCACCAGTACGCTTAGTCTTTAATTTTGAAGTATCTAAAGCAACTGGTGCATAGTAATCTACTGGAGCTAGAAATTGATTATCAATCAACCATGAGATAGGTTTACCAATAATCAAGTCATCTGCTACATCTTCAAACCCTTCTCCATTTAGTCTTACTGGTGTAGCTGTAAAAAGTAACTTTAAAGCGTCTGGGAACGTTTCAAGTATTCTACGATAACTTCTAGCTAGAACGTGATGAGCCTCATCTACGAAAATGATAGTAGGCTTAGAAAGCGTATCTACACGTCTAGTAAATGTTTGAACCATACCTATTTGAGTTAAAGACATATCAACTTCATTAGCCTTGAAAGTTTTGATAACCTGATCTACAATTTCTTTTCTGTGAACAACGAACATCACTCGATTGCCTTTTTTAGTAGCACGTCTGGCAATCTCGGACATAATCACAGTTTTACCTGTTCTAGGCGGTGACTGAACGATTATGGAGTGATGTCCTTTTTTGACGGAATCATATATGTCATTAATTGATTCCAATTGATAATCTCTCAACTTGAACATTACTTAATCACTGTTCCTCGATTAGGTTTTAAGTGGGCTCCAGGAATTTCTTGATTATCCTTCAACGCTTTGTAGAGTTCTTTCTTATCAGCAGTAACTTCTGTCTTTGTTTGCTTAAATTCTTCTGGTAAATTATCTAAACTATCTACAATAACTGATGCCTTATAATTTCTAGGCTTTAAAATATGGTTTTCAGTTTGTAATTCTTTGATACCAGCATCATCTAATGCTCGTGTCATGTAATCTTGTAAAGAACGATTTAAGTTATTGAGTGATGTTTGCTTTGCTCTTAGATCCTTGAGTTTTTCAGACAACCAATCTAGTTGCATCTTGTTCTTTTCAATCCAGTAAGCAATATTATCTAATTTAATTTCTCTAGCGTCATTTATTGAATCTAAGGTATCAGCTAGCACTTCTGGATCTAAATCTTCACGTTCTTCTAGGTCTCTGTACGTTTGGTTTAATTCAAATAAGTTCATTACTTGGTTCCTCCTATTGGTTTTAATAGTTCTTCTAATGCTTCTCTATCATTAAGTTCAAGGTCAAAATAATTGAGTTGATAGAAAGCCTTTATTACTAGAAATTTTTCAACATCACTATCTAGTGATTTCGTGAAATTGAATAATGTGTTAAGATTAATGTTGTTAATATTTTTGTTTTCAGTGGTTGCCGCCACTGAATTTTTTGTATCTAGCACCTTTTATCACCTCCTTTAAATCATCATTTCTTCAATGATCCAGACTTTGCCACTACCACAAACTGGACAATGTTCTACATCATTAGCATCCATTCCATAAACTTCAAAAATCACATTGCAGTTGTCACATTTAAAACGACCACCGTCGTCAATGTTTAAAGTTAAATCTTCCATTCTGTTTTTCTCCTTAATCAAAGAACGTTCCATCTTTAATGGCGTCTACCACGCCGTGCAAAACGTATCCAAATTCTACTGACAAAACGATTAATAAAAAGTAGCCAGCATTAGTTAATTCGATCATTGTTTTTCATCCTTTCTGAAATAATCTAAGCTAACGTCTAAAGCGTCCGCTATTTTACACATATTTTTAAATGAAGGTTCAACACCATCTTTATAACTTTGTAATGTTGTTTGACCAATTCCTGTTAATTTACTCAATTTATATCTCGTTATGTTTTTAGATTTAAGTAATTCTTCTAACTGATTCCACACATCTACTACCACCCTATATATAGTGTTACAAAATTTGATTACTACAATATATTGTAGTAAAATAAGTGTTAGCAAATAGACAGCCTCCTAAAAATGTTTATTTGCTATTTTATAAAGAGAGGAAGTGAAAATATGTCCCGTAACCAACATGTTGTGCCTGGGAAGAATGGTGGTTGGAATGTAAAAGGAGCTGGTGCAAAACGAGCTACAGTTCATACTGAAACAAAACAAGATGCTATAAACATTGCTCGTAACATCTCTCAAAATCAACATTCTGAACTTATCATTCATGGCAGAAATGGTAGAATTCAAAGTCGTGATAGCCATGGTCATGATCCTTTCCCACCTAGAGATAAAAACTAGTCTTTACTAGGCAATAGTCTTATTTTGAACCCTTCTACTAATTCAAAGTTATCATTTGTAATCACTGCAATTGGTTTAGGGTTCTTTTCTTCTGTTTCAATAATTACTCTTGTCCAATTAACCATAGGTTTATCTTCACTATTTGTTTTATTTATAAACTTTTCTATTTCATTCATTTGCCATCATCCTTTCGTTTCCATAATCTGTATAAGTCAACACTTCCTGCGTACGCTATGCACGCCAGGATTCCATAAATGCACCACATATCATTTCCTCCATGTAAAAATATCCTTGAGCCAACTAACTAATATGAATACCGTTATATAAATCACACATCCAATTAATACTGCTAAAACTGGTTCCATTAGGTCACCTCTAATTTCTTTGTTTAGATTTCCATATTAAAAATTGTTGAAAATATTCTTCTATTATCCAAATTTCATGCGTTGTTACTTCGACATACCCTTCCGAAAATCTAGATACTTTAAACTCTTTCATTCTGGCTTGATAAACCGAAGGCGAATATTTGTACTTTTTTACAAAATCTTTCTTCCGCAACATGTTATAGTATTCCATATCGCTCACCTACCTTATTTTTAAATCTGCTTTGCTAGGGGATTAAAACTTTACACCCTACATAATCAATATTTTCTATCACTAACAATAGAGTTATCTTTGTTGTCTTTTGCTACTTTTATTAGTTTTTTCATTGTAGTTTTTCCTTTCTGGTATAATTTTTATAGTTTTAAGAAAAGAGGTGATAATTATGAGATTAAATTCCGATTGCATCAGAGATATATTACTTGTTGTTGAAGATAAAAGTTCTTTTTCAAACTTTGTATGGTTTGAAGATTTAAAAAATTCAAATCTTGTTGAAAAATATGACTTTGAAACAATCTTCTATCATATAAGACAATTATTTGAAGCAGGCCTCTTATTAGATGTAAAAATATTTGCTGGTGGCAACTTTTACATCAAAGATCTATCTCCTAAAGGACACGAATTTTTGGCAAATATTCGAAAAGACAATAATTGGTCTAAAACTAAGGAAATAGCTAATAAAGTAGGTTCTTTTTCTCTTAAAACATTGACTACTATTGCCTCTAATGTAGTTACTTCTTCAATTAATCATCATCTAGGTCTTTGATTGAAGATTTTATTTTTAATATCACGTCAGCTGTATCGTTGGCGTGTTTTTTAATTTCTATATCTGTAACACCTTTAATTTCTGTATTATCTAAAAATATTTTTTTATCTTTGAATGATATTGTGTTTAAGTTCTGCAATATGTTTCCTCCTTAGTTACTTTAATAAGCCTTCATCTTTTCTAACGTTGATTCACTTGGTTCCCAATTAACTAATGCTTCTGCAATGGCTGTAAAATGCTTCTGTTTGATTAATGTTCTTGCAAGAACTCCTGAGCTTTTAAAATTGCATTATTTAAATCCCATCTCAACAAAGCAACTTGGTTTTTGTTGTAAATTTGATGCTGACTAAGATATCGATCTAGCTTTTGACCAATCTTTCTAGATAACACTTGATAATCTTTAGAAGATATTGGTGTGTTATCTTGAACATCTTTTGTTTCTTGCTTAGCCATTGCTAACTTAACTTGATGCTCTTCTTGTTCTTCAATCCAACGCTCAGCACGCTGAACTGGATCAGTAATCATATATGAATCTTGCTTTTGGATGACGTATCTCATATTGAAGTAGTTATCAACCAATTCATCATAGATTTCCCAAGCTTTATCATCTTCAAGAATTTTGAGTAACTTGGCATACCCACGTTCTGATAAGAGATAGATGTTGTTGGAATTGCCCCATTGAGCTTTAGTGAATCCATAATCTAAAAACAGGTGATTTGAAATCACTTGTTTTAAATCAAGTAAATCTATACCATTTTTAAAACGTCTTATATTGTTATTAATCAATCTATTTACTTCTTTAACTTCTTTTCCGTGAATTAAAGCTATATCTTTAACTAGTATTGATTTTTTATTTTTACCAAAACCACCCTCGATTCCAGTGAATTCAAAATTTCCAATTTTTTCAGTTCCTAGAACTTTTAACTCATTCATTATGTTCAGTCCTTTCTAATTTAATTAGTTTATTTTGTTATTTTTATTCTTTTTAACTAATTTAAATAGTTAAAAGCTATAAAAAAAATTTCTTCCTTTGGAACGTGGAAGTAATCTTCTATTTTTTGCATCATAGCAGGTCTAGGAACGCTTTTCCCACTTTCCCAAGTGGATATTACTTTTTGATTCGTTCCTAAAATTTCAGCTAAATCTTCTTGTGTTAAATTATGTTCAGCTCTCAAAACTTTTAATTTTGTAGCCATTTTTAATCATCTCTCTTTCTATTTATCTTTTTTCTTCAATTCATCTAACTCTTTTTTTAGTTGTTCTTGTTCTTTTTTTAATTTCTTGATTTTGTTATCAAGATAAAAATCAATCATTTTGCTAACAATTACAACTGCTAAGATTACATATAATAATGCTGTATTCATAATCGTTATTATGTTATGATGAGGGTGCCACAAATTAAGGGGCAAGCCCCTTTCATTGTGGTTTAATCAGAACTTTAATGTTTTCGTCTATATCTTAGTTCTGATTTTGTTTTTTTATTTTCTAGTCTTAGTTTTTCGACTTCCAGATATTTCTTATATAGATTTAAGAATATATCTGTTATGAAGTAGATAGCTAAGGCTATTTTTATTACCTCATTCATAACTCTCTCCTTTCTTTGATTATTAAGGTCTCAATCAACCTTACATGTATATAATATACTAATTAAATTAGTAAATCAAGTCTTTTTCGTTATATTTTTCTATTAATTTTAGTAATACTAATATAGATAGAATTTAAGTTCTAAAAATAGTAAAATACTATTAGAGATACTAATTAAATTGGCGGTGATATTTATGTTAGGAAATAATATTAAAGAATTAAGAAAAAACAAACGTATGACGCAAAAAGATTTAGCTGAAGCTATGAAAGTATCACAACAAACAGTTGGAGCATGGGAAACAGAACGTGCAATTCCTGGCGCTGATACGTTAAGTGAATTAGCCGACTACTTCAATGTAACCACCGACTACTTGCTCGGACGTCCTGAGAAAAAAGATGATAATGCTAAAACAGCTGATATTGAAGATTTAGATAAGATGATAGATAACGCTCGTTCTTTTGGTGGTAAGAAAATGACCGAAAATGATAGAGAAATTATTAAGGCTTATTTAAAAGGCTTTTATGATAACAAAAATCAAGGGAAGTAATTATTATGTTGTTTAACCATAGAATAGATGCTTTTTTGAGAGAGAATGAGATTACAGTAGCTATTTTAGATGGGCTAGACAATGAGGGATTTTACATACCAGAAAAAAGGACTATCATTCTAAAATCTGAATTGAGCAAAAATGAACAAATTAAAGTCCTATTGCATGAGTTAGGACACATATTTAATGATGATAAAGTTATTGGTTCTTATAATGACTACCTTGTTCCACGTTCTAAAATGGAATCTAAAGCTAATGATTTCATGCTAAGAGAATTACTAGAAAACTACATATTAAGAACAAATACTGAACCTACTGATATTAATTGCGTATCTTTTTTAGAAAGTGAAAAATTACCAATGTCATTTGAAGATAGTGTACGTCGAATTATTATGGGTGGGTTGAGTGTTTAGAGACTTTAATACTTTTAACAGTGTTTTAGATTGAGATATATGACCAATGATTTGATGTCGTTAAAAGCTAATCCGAAAAATAAAAATCAGGGAGAGATTTTATATGAGAAAAATTATTAAGTATACTGCATTAATGACTCTAGGATTGACTATAGCCCCTGCTTATTCTTCTTTAAGCGAGAATTATACTATTTTAGCCAGTTCTATTAGCAAGAAAAAGTTGAAAAAAGTTAACAAAGAAATGAAAGCTTATTTACAAGAAGATCAAGGTTTTGCTGAAGGAACTTTAGATGAAAATGGAAACCCAACAGATAACGGTACTCCAAATCCAGAATTTGATTATGCTACATATGTAAAGAAAATAAAGATAAACGAAACTATGCAAGCAGATGTTTATTACAATTCTAAAATCACTGACCTTACTGTTGCTGAAGTAGATGAAATAAGTTCAAAGGTCCAAGGAATGATTACAGCTTGTTTAGTAGAAAATAACAGAATTTCTGATAAAGAAGCTGTTGAAGGAACTTTTGTATCTTTTTACTATGGTAAAAATGCAATTGGCCATTCAAAATTATCAAACTACAAAGAATTTAAATGGTATACTAAATAATTTAGGTTAACTGAACTAGAATATTCTTTAATACTTTTGACAGTGTTTTAGATTGAGACGACCAAATACTGATGTCTTTAAAAGCTGATTAAAAAATAAAGGAGAGTTTATTTATGAAAGTAAATCTTTCTAACTCAAGCACTAATCAAGTTAAACAAGTCAAAGTAGGTTTTTCTTGGACTGTATTTTTCTTCGGTCTATTTCCACCTTTATTTAGAGGTGACTGGAAATGGTTTGGTATACTCTTGATCATTAATTTAGTAATAGGTATTCCGACTGTTGGTATTGGTGCAGGTATCGTTAATTTTGTTTTTGCATTCATTTATAATAAATTATATATAAACGACTTACTAGCTAGTGGATATGTTGCTTCTGACGATACTTCAAGAAAAATTTTAACAAGTAAAGGTTTTATAAAATAGTCTTTACAAAATAGCATGAATAATAGATATGGTTGTTGCAAAAAAATGCAATAGTCACTTCTTATCACTAAACCCGTCAAATCGACGGGTTTAACTAGAACTAAAAAAGAACATACATTCTAAGGAGATAATTAATATGTATTTTCAAAAAAGAAATGACGTCTATAGATATTATGAACGTTATATAGATCCATATACACAAAAAAGAAAAATTGTAAGTATTACTTTATCTAGTAATTCAAAACAAGCGCAAAATAAAGCTATGAGATTACTTAATGAAAAAATAAGAAATAAAACTGCTTTAGCCAGTGATAATATTATTGAAGGTAAAACATTAGCTGATCTATTTGATGAATGGTTTCCAATATATAAACAGCAAGTTAGAAGGACCACATATTTGGCAACAGTTGCAAATATCCAAACCCTATTAGGTGTCATCAATAAAGATACTTTGTTATCTCAGCTTGATTCATCAATTTTAAGTCGTTCATTTGATGATCTGCTATTCAAACATGATTTATCAGCTAAATACGTTTCCATCATAAAAAGTAAGCTAAATCTGGCCATTAAATTTGCCATAAAGCAAAATTATTTAAAAGATAATCCATTGGATAAAGTTGAACTTTCACCTAAAAAATCTAATCATGGTACTAAAATAAAGGATAAATTTTTGGAAAAGGATGAGTTGACTAAACTCTTTGATTATATTCAAAAAAGGCACCCTAATTACGCTCCAATTTTTCAATGGCTATATTTAACTGGTATGCGTGCTGGTGAGGCTCTAGCATTAGATATGGATGATATTGAATACATTAACAATCAATATGTAGTACATGTAACTGGAACATTGGAATATAAAAAAGTTAGTGTTACTGAACAGCACAAAACAGATACAACTAAAACTGTCGCTGGGATTAGAGATATAGACTTATCATCACAAGCAGTTGAAATTTACCAAAAACAATTAGATAAATACGAATCTGGTTTTTTATTTCAAACTGCTAACGGAACCCCTTATCAAATATCTTCTTTGAATACAATTTTAAGAAATGCTAAAGATAAACTAGGCATTGACAAAAGATTATCCACTCATACATTTAGACACACTCATGTTTCAATGCTAGCTGCTTTAGGAGTGCCGTTCTATGTTATTCAAGATAGAGTTGGTCATGAAAATTCTAAGATGTTAGAACAAATTTATTTGCATGTTACCAAAGAGGCCAAGTTAAATTTAAACTCCCAATTAGAGAAACTTTGA